CGATAACTGTATCAAAGTCGTCAAGTATTTTTGTGTAATAGGGCTTCCAATTATTAGCACCTGGAATACCTACTGTTGGGTGTCCTGTCTTAGTCACTAATGTTATGCAGTCTATCTCACCTTCGGTGACACAGATATATCCGTTGGCTGTTAGAACTGTTTGAGCATTGAACATAGTTGTCTTTGCTCCTGGCAGTCCTATGTACTTAGGGTCTTCGCCTCTGATACTGCGGAAGCGTAGGTCAACCACCCCTGATGGGGTGATGTATGGAATTACTAGTTTACCCTTGTAGCCTTCGTGTCCTGGAGATGGATTGTCCACCACTCCTAGATGAAACATCTTTGCTTCTTCTACCGATAGACCCCGTGTTGCTAGATAGTCTGCTGCTTGGTTTATATGTTTGGCGTATTCTGTCGCTGCCTGTAGGAGAAATTGCCTCTGCGAATTTGACAGCCTCACGATAGTTACCTCCTTCTTTGTGCATAATTAAATCGTAAACATCTCCACCGACACCGCATCCGTGGCATTTGAATCTACCTTCATCAAAGTTAACTCCAGCAGATGCGTGTTTATCTGTGTGGAATGGGCACTTTATCTTGCGCCAGCCGTGCCCGCCTGATGGCACGGCGGCGCCTACATACTCTAGGTATGCAGCAATACTATGTTTTTCCATCTGCTTGTTTTAAGAGAGCGAGCCATACCTTTGCTGGCATAGTTGCATACCACTCACCTACGTCTCCTTTTCCTTTCCGTTTGTGAAGCACGGTTCCTGTCCACGCTCCATCGTTCTTCATCTCTACTTCTAACTCTGCTGTCCAGCCTGCAAGGTCTAACTTAGCGTGGTTCTTAATCTCTATTGTTACTCCTGGTATGCCACTGATGTCGCCCTTATCAAGGGTCGCACCTGCTAATCTGCGGTCTGCATAGAGATAGCCGTTGGCTTTAAGCCAAGCAACTACATCCCGTTCTGCTCCGCTGCCTTTGCGCTTGGCTGCACTACTCAATTGCTGCCAATGCAATCTTACTTACTTGTGCCTGAAGCATATTGTAAAGAGTATCATTGTTATATAACTCATCAACTATTATATTCCATTCACCTTCTGTTACTGCTCTACCTATTGTTACTTCTATATCTTCTTGACTGAATGAACAGTCCCATATTTTACTTTCCATTACATTGTCTCCTGTGAGTATTTGATTTGAACATCTTCTAGATACATACTGTCAGGGTTGAAGGCTAGGCTGACATAGTTGTTACCTGTCTGGTCTGCTCGCCCGTATCTGTTTTTGACTGGGGCTACACAGAGATAGGTATCATCACCTTGTTTCATCTGACCGATAGTAAGAACCATTGCTGGTATCTGATTGACTAACCCTTGTATTGCTGAACGGGGTTGGCAGGGATAGCCATCAAAGCCTTCCTTGGTATGGTGCAGAACAAGCACGGCAGAATTGGTATCTCTTGCGAGATACTTCAACTCCTTCATTGCTGCACGCATACCCTGGAATTCTTCGTGTCCATCCATTGCAATATCCATTAGGTTATCTACAACTATAAGCGTAGGACTTCTACCCCAAACTGTTTCAAATGCACTGACCTCATCATCTAAATCTTTAAGAGTGGGAGTGGATTCAAAAGACCAGAACAAATGATTGTTAAGGGTAAGAACTTCTTCTGCCTGTTGTGGTTCACGCTTTAGCATCTGTTCTGCTGCTGTCTGTGTAATGCGACTAGACATAGCAAGTAATCTCATAGCCATAGTGTGAGCGTTAGTATCTGCGCTGAAGTACAGCGTAGGTACTTTTGCTCTGGCTGCAATAGCCAGTGCGATAGATGATTTACCTGCACCTGGAGTGCCAGCAATCATTGTAATTTCTGCACGGCGCAGGATAATTCCTGCCCGTTCAAATGCAGCAAAGGCAGGCGGTAATGGTTCTCCGCCTACCTCTGCTTTGTTGATACTACGCTTGAGTGTACGCAATTTTGTTTCCACACCTTACGCAGAATATTTCTGCTTTAGTAGTTGAAGCATAGTAACTATGACCAATTAATTTACAGAGCCACATATTACTTCACTTGGTCTGCAACAAATGTATTCCATTCTGGTGAGCCTGCTTTGACATATACATTTCTGCACTTGTCAATTGCACCCTTCGGTGCTGGGCAGAAGTAACCACGATAAGTGGAACCATCTTTGCCTGTGCCTTGAATGGCTGTCATCTTTCCGTGTGGACAATTACGTCCATTGATTGATGGTGCTGAGCCCCAACCACCGTTAGCAACTGGTGCTGCTACTGGCTGGCTGTCGATGATTGATGCGCCGAGTGTTGCTGCTACTTGTGCTGGTGCCATTGGCTGATTCTGAACTGGTGTTACACCTTTGGCTGCTGCTTCAAGTTCTGTTACTGCTGACTTGATTGCATCTAGTGCTGATGATACGAGTTGGTCTAGTTCATCTCCGTGCTCTGCACGAACTGTAACTAGTGAACCTGCTGGTGTTTTAACTGTGATACTGATTGGTGCTTCAGTGCTAGCCACTGATATCTCCTTCTTCAAATGGAGTAACAAGACCCTTTTTGTCTCGCCACTGTCTGACTTTCATTGCGAATTGTACTCCCTTCCAGCCCTCTTTAATGTCTATCCAAACTAATTTACATAGACCAGTTCCTGCTGGAAGATGGATGATAACTGCTTTCTCTTTATTGATATCACCCCAACTACCACGGCGACCCGTAGCAACGTCATACGGGGAGCCGTTGGCGTAAATTGCTAATTGAATAGCAATATTATTGGGATGGTCAATGCGACCAGTCTTTATATCTGCGATGAACTTCTCACCTTTATATTCAATTATCCTGTCGGGAGTACCAGCAATCTTGTACTTATCCAACACGCAGAACTGTTCTATAAAGAACTTCTTGAGATGTCCTGTTGCTTGTTCATAGGCTCGGATGTCCCCTGCCCATTCGTCTGGTATTGGGCCAGGTGACTGTCCCAAATCTAGTTTCTCTGCTATTGCGTGTAGTGCTGTGCCGATACTGGCTGCGCGGCTAGCGCCTGCTACTTCCATAGCATCTTCTATCAACTTGTTAATAGCCATCTTGTCATCGCCTGCTGCACTGATGGCTAGTAGTAAATCATTGCGTACTGTTAAACCTATTGCAGCCATACGCATCTTCCAGGCTGTCAGTGCTGAGGCATCATCTAAACTGTTAGCAATTGTAGTTGCTCTTGTGTAAGCAACTGGCTTGCCTCCTGCTTTAGGAATTATTAATGGTCGTCCGTACCTATCACGTTCTATTTCTATTTTCATATGTCCCTTGTCTCCTTGTAAAAGAGACGGGCTGGAAAAGGAGACTAATCAAACTCCAGCCCATCTCAGTAGGCAGAGTGTATCAGATAGAACGGGTATCTGATTGCTCTGATGTGAGATGACATTGGCAAGCACACTGTCTCCTTAATGCACGGATACCGATGACCACGATACCCCCGCATTCTTTGTGCTTACCTGCCATACATTTACTAGATAGCAGTGCCTCATCATAGGTATGGTCTGCTATCTTGGGCATTAGTTAATCCCTAGAAATACTTGTGATTTCAACTGACCAATCATCACCTAGTTCACCTTCATCATCGTACTCAAGGCGAACATTATTGTATGCTAGGTCGCTGGCTTCATCTTCATTGTCTGCAAGAATGTTAGATATACTGAAAGTAATTCTGCCTTCTACGCAGTAACTACTCTTTAATATATCTGCACCGATTTCCTTAAGCAAGTCATTGATATCATCCACGGCACAGGTAATATCAGTCTGGTCACTTGGATTGTCATAGCGTTCTTCAAAGAACGTACGAACTTTATCTCTTATATCTACTATCTTTCCATAGCGTTCCGATGCTCTATCTTGAGAGGCACTCAGTTGTACGCGTAGTGCATCACGTTCAGTGATGGCTGCGATAGCCATCTCTTCGGTGAACTTAACTGTTGTTCCGTCTTTATCTGTATAGATAATTTCCATTGCTGTCTCCTTATGCTAGTGCTAGTTCTTGTGCTCTTATCTTTAGGCTATCACTGCCACCTGACATTGTTCTAACGCCTAGTGACTTTGACTTACCTGGTTTGCCGTGGTCGGCATACTCAATAACTGCCTGCCATAGACCGAAGGCAGTCTCTCGGATGTTCTCCTGAGTAGGACTGTTCTCGTATATGTCTAGGCTTCTGGCCCTGTGGTTGAGTGCATTGGTGCGTTGCATCTTCTCACCTGCAGATAACAGTGGGATAGGTGTATCTTCTACCTTGCTAGGCAATGGGAATACTTTCTTGAAGTAATCCACTGCTTGCTGGCGGGTAACTTGACGCTCAAGCATTGCTTCTGACATAACTGTGTAGTCATCAATAGTTGTGTAGGCAATATCAAGAATGCCACGGACATCATTAACATCTAACTTAGAGTTAGTTGTATGACGCAGCATATAGGTACGCTTCTTGTCAGTAGCCCGATAGATTTTGTTTATCTGATTGTGACAGAATAACCGTTCGATAATAGGGCGGATAAGAACAGAGCCACTACCATCGTGTGTAGTTTTGGCTAGCAGGAATGCTGCGTGTGGGTCGCCTTTGATTTCCATTTCAATAGGCAACTGCATAAGCATCCATACTTTGGCACCTGCTGCATACTCACCTGCTGCTGCATACCGTGCATCTCCTGAATCAATCAGGGTATCTAGCACTGAAAATACTTCAGCATTTTGTAGCGGCTTGTACTTGTTGCCGACAATACCAAGTGGTATTACCTCACCTGCTGGCGTTGTCTTAACAACTGCCTTCTTGTTATTGACTGGTATATGAAAGGGTAATCCTTTACCTGGAATCTGATAGGTAGTGGTCACATCGTGTAGTGATACTGACCAGTCAAGTCCTGCTTGTCTGGCTACATCACTGGCTGATGTGGCTGTCACTGCCACACCAGATTTAGTCCAGGCTGATTCGTTTCTTACTGATATCTGTGGTCTATTAACTACCTCTGTGGTCATACAGATTGTTCCTCTGCTACTCTGAGCATTGCCCAAGTGTGTCCTTCATTCATATTCTCTAGAACTTGGCTTATCATTTCTTTTGCTGCCTGAGTAAAGAACTGTTGACGATTCTCCTCTGACATACCTTTGATTTTGTAGACACTTACTTCATTTACTTCTTCATTGATTACTGTCTCTAGTTCTATTACGTGTTTGATTATCATTGCTGTCTCCTTTATAGGTACTTGCTTATTCCGCCGTAGGTTGCAGTGCTAATGAGTTCATCATCGCACATATTGAGAACGCGTAAAGCATTCTCTATCTCTTCTTTGTTATCCTTGTATTGCCAGTCAGAAATTGATTCATAGTCTCTTATTGGTTCTACAGGTAACTTAACTACACCAGCAGGCAAATCAAAGTCAACATTTATTATATCATTATAACGAATATTGATTCGTATGTTTTCTGCTTTAGTAATTTTTGATAGTACTAAGTTTTGTGCTTGCTTGTTCCATTCATCAGTTGCAAGTTTGTACTTTTTATCTTCTGCTTCTTGGTTCTTGTAATTGTTTTCTAACTTAACCAATGATTGTTCAAGAGCCTCTATTACTTTGACTCTTGGAACTTTAACATTGATACCTTGATTCCGTCTTGCCATTGTGTCTCCTTTGTTAGTACCATTTATGCTTGCGCCAATGGGCCCAAGCCACTGATGGTTTGCCGTATCGATGTTCGATATACGCCAAGCCCCGAGCAATCTGCTCGGGCGCAGGCGTTTCTGGTTTTAGTTTTAACAACTGTGGTATCCCATACGCTGATGACTTAGGGTTAGCAGCAGTGTGGTCCCACGCTGATTCTTTACCCCATAGTTTTGCCAACGCACGGAATTCTGATTTGGTATCCCAATGTTCATACTGTGCTGACATCAACGCCTTCGCATAGTATTTGCTTAAGGACTTCGTCCATATGATTTCTTTCTGCACATTCTTGGGCGACTTGTTGCCTTCCATCCAATCGTCTACCTCTTGTATTGCTTGTGACTGATTGGGAAATACTGCGTATGACATTGTCAATACCCAACTGAATAGCACTGCTAACCTGCGCTTCATCTAGTACTCCATCTGTATATGCAATACCCAATGCCAATGAGGTATAGCCAGGTGATTGGTGTTGATATGTGTGGATAGATAACTTCATACATTACTTACTCCATATCTGGTCGCCTACTTTGTCCCACGCTTCTACTGATACTGGAACTGTTGCTATAAGGTCAGTTACTATTAGGTTTATAGCCTGCATTTCTTGGATTAGTTTATCTAACCATTGTCCTATCTCATATAGATTTAATAGTATATTTTCATCACGCATTTTCTATCTCCGTATCTGTACGTAATTTATCTAGTTCTTCAAGGCTGACGCCTCTTGTGTGTCCCATATAACTACTGGCGCACGGGTAACAGAAGTTCCTGTCTGATACATATTCATAGTTGGGCACCCATATAGCGGTGCCACACTTAAAACATTCTGCTTCTAGGTTAGTCATTGCTTCACTTTCTTAGGTCTACATTGTAGTCAAAGCAAACCTTTTCAATACTATCTTCGAGAGTATTGAAGAATAGATTTGCTGTTGCGTCATCCATAACGCCAAGCATATTGCCAGTAACTTCAAAGTTCCAGACAACTCCTTGTTGACTAGAAAATAATTTAGTCATTGATAGTCTCCTCTAGTTCTGTTCCAAACATTTGTTGCCAGCATTCAGGATGCGTGCCAGTTATTACCTGTTCACGCAGTGGTGCTGACATAGTCTTGAAAGAATCCTGAACATAATTGCCACGTAGATAGTGTAGCAATTCCTGTTCATCTACCATAATAGTTCCTGTCTTATGGCATACAGCGCAGCGCCGTGTAGCATATACGGTCATCATTGGCGTGCTCCCATTTCTATTTTTAATTTCCTGCGTAGGTCGTGGTATGCCTGCTCCCATTGATGGGCTTTGTATACAGCAATACCTGTCATAGTCATTGTAGATACCAGCGCTATGATGATTGCCAGTGTTGTCATATTATCTAAATACATAGTCGTGCCTCGCTTATCTCCGTTGGGTACCTGGTTGGGGTGGTGCAAAAAAAGGGAAGTCAGAGCAGGGACAGCGAAGCCCCTGCTCTGACTGGAGTTGCTAGGAAAGAACCTCTAACTCGGTGACGATTTGGTTGTCATACCAAGTTGGCTTTGCGCCGTTGCCGTTTTCGCGGACGGTGGTGGTCATATAGCCTGAGCAAGTGACGGGAAGTTCGTCAGTGCTGACTAGTAGTTCTTTTAGTCTTGCGACTATTGCTGGGTCATAGATGGTCACTTGGCGTGATGCTATGAAGCGTGAACGGACATTGCCGTCTGGTGTGTATTCAGTTTGTCTTGACTGAACTTGGCCTGTGACGAAATCTCCACGGACTTTGATACCCTTGAGTAGGGCATTGTTGAACTCGAACTTGTTTACTGTAGTCATCTTATTCTCCTTAGGTTATTGTGGGCGAAGCCCCTGTCGCTTGCGACAGGGCTCGCCGTTTCGGTTAGAAGCAGACTGGGCAGTCGGCTTGGTATTTGTTGTAGAGCAGGTGGCAGGATTGACAGACCACCTCTGAGTCAAGGACAGTCATAGACGTTTCTAAGTCCATAAATCTGTCTGATAGATTAGTGATAGGTGGAAGGAACTCATAGCGTTCTTCTATCAAGTTCCCGTGTATATCTCTGACTGGCTTGAGCAGTTTGGTAACTGAGCCAACCCAGTCGTGGCCTGATACGGTAGAGTCACCGTTAGACCAGATATGTTTATACTGTAGGTTGCCATCGTCCACTATCTCGTGGGCGATGTAGGAATCCCGACTGAACTTCAAATCGTCGCAGTCAGGACATAGGGAATCTAAGGCTTGGCACTGATAGCAACTGTTGGTCACGGCTATACCTAGAGATTCTGACATAACTTCCTTTCTGTTATAGATACTTTCTATAACACTGCTCAGACCTGCGCCGACAGGCGCTGCCCCCCAGCCAGCAGCAGATTTATTATTAGCCAGACCGCCCCCAGAATCTTTGTTTTAATAGGGCGGGAGATACTGCGTAGTCCAGATAGCAGCCAGACTGTATCTGTGCGGCGACAGCCAAACAGGATGGGGTCTAGATGACCCCAGACTGTTTAAAGTCGGGCTGGAATAATATAGGTAACACCGACAGAAATTTTTCCGTACAGAGCCTGTGCCCTGTTCTGTCCTATTTTGTCCTGATTAGACTGTTATCTGTATAACAATTTTGTTATAAACCGTTCGGAATGGCTGTTTGAACGGGTTAATACTATATAGGGGCACAAAGTGCCCACTGGTAGTAGCAAGCCTTGAGGGCTTGCGTTACAGACTGTATCTCTATCTGTATCTGACAGCCTGTATAGACTATTGCAGATGGGACAATACTGTGACTTTTCAGACTAGTAATAACCCTAGGACAAAGGCTATGGCAGAGGCCAAGGCTAAAGTCTTAGCCCTTGTATCTGAGGGTATGCCTGTACATAGGGCTATGGAACAGTTGGGCAAAAAGCCAGATACTGTCCGTATTTGGATATCCAGAGATAAACAGTTTGCCCAGGATTTGGCTGATGCCAAAGACAGCGCTAAAGAGAACTCCCTGAAAGCGCTAGGGGTAGCCCGTGAGGATGTATCCTTCCCACAGTTCTCTCAGATGTTTTTAGACCAGAAGGTATTCCCGCATCATCAGGATTGGATTGACCTACTGGAGGGACAGGACCCTAGTTGGCTCCATCCTAATATGATTTACGAGCCTGGCGATAAACATCGCCTACTTGTAAACGTGCCGCCTGAGCACGCTAAGTCCACCGTGATTACGGTGAATTACTCTACCTACCGCATAGCGCTAGACCCCAATGTCAGAATCATCGTAGTTTCTAAGACGTTAGTCAAAGCACGGGAATTCGTGTACGCGATAAAGCAAAGGTTAAGCCACCCGCGCTGGTTGAAGTTGCAAACAACTTTTGGACCAGAAGGGGGATGGAAAGAAGACTCTGATACCTGGCGTGTTGATACCGTCTACTTGGGGAACGATGCTCGTAATTCATCTGAAAAAGACCCGACTATTCAGGCACTCGGTATGGGGGGTCAAATCTATGGTGCCCGTGCTGACCTAATTATTCTTGATGACTGTATAACCACAGCCAATGCTCACGAACACGAAAAGCAGATTAACTGGCTACAGAAAGAAGTTATTACCCGTCTGGGTAAGAACGGCAAGTTGCTGGTAGTAGGGACACGAATTGCGCCGAATGATTTTTATAAAGAACTCCGCGACCCGAAGCATTGGTCAAGCGGCAAAAGCCCATTTACGTATATGGGTATGCCTGCTGTTTTACAGTATGCTGAGAAGCCGAAAGACTGGGTTACGCTCTGGCCTAAATCGGATGTTGCCTGGGATGGCGATGAGGACACCCCAGATGCGGAGGGATTATATTCTAAGTGGGATGGTCCGACCCTTGCCAGGCGCAGAGGAGAAGTTACTCCGTCTACGTGGGCTCTTGTATATCAGCAAGAAGATGTAACTGAAGATTCTATATTCCCACCTGATTTAGTTCAGGGTTCATTAAACGGAATGCGTAAGCGAGGTCCGCTAAGACCTGGCGCTGCAGGACATCCTAATCAAGTTGAAGGCTATACCGTAGTTGGCTTTGACCCTGCTATGGGTGCTGGTCGTGCTGCATTTGTGGCTATGACTTACAACAGGATGGATGGAAAGATTTATGTGTTGGACTGTCTGGATATGGCAGAACCAACTCCACAGAAGATTAGGCAAGCAATTGAAGAGTTTGTTCAGAAGTATAAGCCGCAGGAACTCCGCGTTGAAATCAACGCCCACCAAAAAGCCTATGCCCTTGATTCAGACTTACAGCAATGGCTGGCAACTTATGGTGTTCGCCTCAATGCTCACTTTACTGGAAAAAACAAATGGGACACAAACTTTGGTGTCGCATCTATGTCCACACTTTTTGGAACAGTCACCAACGGTAAACACCAAAAGAACAATATTATCGAACTTCCAAGCACTGAAGGTTCTGAAGGACTTAAGGCTTTAACACAACAGTTAATTACTTGGAAGCCTGACACCAGAGGTAAGACTGACTGTGTGATGGCTATGTGGTTTGGTGTTATTAGATGTCGTGAGTTTATGCAACAAAATTCTGTAGTGCAGAAGTATACTCATAATCGTTGGGCTACCCGAGCACAATCACAAAAACGTTATAGTGTTAATTTAGATGAGATGATTGCCGAACAATGGCAACAAACATACGGATAGGAATTAATGGCTGAGTCACCAAAGAAAGTACCGCAGCGTCTTAACAAAGATGTGCGTGAAGTAATTAAGGAGATGTCTAAGGCTCCATTTGGTACACCAGGTAAAGTTAATAAAACTCCTATGCTTACAGTTGCTGAAACTGAAGAGATAAAAGCAAAAGCAAAAGTACCACCAATACTAGAAATTAAAAAAGAACCTTTAAAACTTACTCCTAAACAAAAAGAAGCAAGAATAAAAGAAATTTCTAAAGAGCGTGGTATATCTTACAGTAAGGCTAAAGAAGTTTTACGCAAAGAACTTGCTACTGCTCCTAAATCTACTGCTGTAAAACAACCAGAAATTACTTTGGCTAAAGCAATACCTACCCGACAAGAAGTTGAGGATGTTAGTACTAGAGCAGTTAAGTACAAAGGTAAAACTATTTACCTTACTCCTGGACAGATAAAACAATTAGGGCTACCAGTTGATTATCCTGAAACTACTTTTGGTAATCTTTTTGGCGAAGACAAGGCTCAGGCTAAAAAGGCTGAAGATTTACTTAATAGAGAAATTAAAGATGTTAAGAGTATTAAAGAGTCTAATATGCTTCGTGAAGAAGCAGCCAAGGACTGGAGTAACCAAGCCCGTGCTGCTGCAACTAACCCACAAGTAAGAGACCCATTAGAGGCGTTAGGCAAAGCAACACCAGATTCTGCTAAAGCAGAGTCTTATGCTGAAAGACTTTATCAAAAAGCATATAAAGAATTAAGCAGCCAAGAGCGCAAGCGTATAAAGATTATTATAGAAGAAGATGCTAGACGTGCAGCAAAGGCTACTCAGTCTACTGTTGGCAGAAAAATGGATGTTAAAGGAATAAAACGAGGTAGTTATGTTCCTCCATTTATTAAATCACCAGGTGGGTTAGGTGCTTTAGGTTTTGTTGGTTTTGCTGCTAATGCATTTTTTTCTTATAAGTTAATGTTGCAAGAAGCAGAGCAAGAAAATAAAAACCTAAGAGAACAAGCGATGAACTAAGGATGGCAATGTTATCAATTGAACAAATCTCAGCCCGTGTTGAGAACTTACGCCAACGCGCTGCAGAACGCGATTCACGCCAAGCAGATGTTCTTGCTGTCCGTAAGGGTCAGATTGCAACTGTATATCCAGATTTCTTTCCCGAAGGTGTAGATGCAAATGTCGTTGCCAATTTTATTGATATTGTTGCGCGAGACCTTTCCGAGGTTATGGCACCATTACCGTCAGTTAACTGCTCGGCAGCAAATCAGGCTAATGACCGCGCTCGTAAGTTTGCTGATGCCCGTACTCGTATTGCTACTAATTATTTTGCTAACTCGGACTTACAAGTCCAAATGTATACAGGAGCCGATGTATACATAACATTTGGTTTCGTTCCTTTCATAATTGAACTGGACGAAGAAGCAGGGCTGCCGCGTATCCGCATAGAAAACCCAGTGGGCGCTTACCCAGAGTTTGACCGCTATGGTCGCTGCATTGCCTTTGC